TAAAAGTTGATGCATCAGCTCCAATAGTTTTACAGAAATTTCCTTGGCTAGTCGATGTTTTAAATTGCTGGTTAATTGGTAGTTTTGGAGCAAGTAAAGTTCTATTGAGGGTTAGAAGCTAATGGCAGCTCCACAAGATACATGGGCAAGACCTCTTGCAAAATCCTTAGTTGATACCTTTAGGGTTCCAAGCCTTTCTTATATAAGAGTTTCAACTACTTACAACACAACAACAGGATTAACAACAGATTCTGAGACAACTTATTCAGGAGCTGGAGCTGTAATTAAATCAACAAATAACGAAGAGACTGGAGAGACAGGAGGAAATGAGGCCATTCATGTTTGGTTAGATCTCCAAGGAATAGGAGATGTTTACCCAACAACAAACGACCTAATTGACTATGAAGGCAAAAAATGGAGGATACAAAGCATTGACCCTAAGTATTCAGGAGATTCAAAATATGCCTGCAAGGTAATTGCTTTTGCTTCTTAGTTAAGCTGGGCAAGCTTCTGGGTTTTCTTCTTCTGTTGTTTCTTCCTTAATTAACAAATTCAATTCATTAATTCTACTTTGACGGTCATTAAATTGTGCAGTCAATTCTTGACAAGCTGAATCTGCTTTTTGTCTAGCTGTTGCAGCTTCTTTAAATTGGCCTTGTAAAGACTCACATTCTTTTATTAGAGAATCTCTTCTTTCTGTTAATGCAGTCATAAATAAAAAGTATAACTTCCTAAGTATAGACGTTATGATATCGCCTGACCTTATCGGCTAACACTAACTTCTTATTAGTAATTTTTTATTAGCAGCTTTGTCGAACTTAAGGCAAGGCCAGCTACTACGCTTGGTGAGCTAGGAGAAGTCCCTATAGTTCCATCTCCTTGAACATAGTATTTCTGGCCTGGAGTTAAACCAGATTGAGTTGTCGTATTTCCTACTACGTTTATAGATCCAGAAGAACCACTACTTATTGCCGCATCTGCAAATCCTACAAAGTTTTCATCAGTCAGATTTGTCATTCCTATTTTATAGAACCAAGATTCAGGGTAGTTACTGTTATCGGTATCAACAGAGCCTAAAAGTAAACCATCAGTTCCAGCACAAATATCTTGTTTAAAATAGTCACCAGAATCAATCGTTGTAGTAGATCCGAGAGAAATAGCTTCGGTACTAGCATTAACTGTTACTTTCCTTAGTCTTAACGGACCTGATCCATTGTTATTCCAACCAGAAGCTGTGCTTTGTGTAAACATTAACCATTGGGTTTCGGTTGACTCATGGTAAGTCAATATCATGTGATCGTAATTACTGCCTAATGTAGTTTCTGTGCCGTTAGTGTACACTCCAGATGAATGAGTAAGAGTTCTAATTTTTCCACTACCACTACCTGATCCAGTCATATAGGAGACAAGCATTTTCTTGATAGTTGGTGAATATGTCAAACCAAATCGCATCCAACCATATCCACCGTCATGGAGAATACTGCTACTAATTGTGTGATGACCAGCAGTACTTATGCCCCCATTTGATTCAGCACAAGTCCAAGATTCACATTGAATTGCTGTCTGAGGGTGATAGTAGAAAATGCCATAAAATCTTTGTTGATCTGGATTGTACTCAACCGAAGTATTTGTTGTACCGCTCATACCACCGTAATAGCTAGTATTTCCTTCACCAACAGCGTTAGTAATAGTGTCAGCAGGCTTGTATGTTCTAATCCATAATCTGTTTTGAGCCTCATCAAAAGACCAAACACTGCACCAACCGCTTGCACTATCTGTTGCATTTGCAATAGATACACGTGTAACCAACTGGTTGGACATTTGGGATTCAGTTCCAACAGTTATACTTGTTCCGCTAACTGTAAAGCACCTAACCCAAAGATCAGAAGTACTTTTGTTGTAAGCCATCATGTAGCAGTCTCTTTGTTTCACATAACAAACATCGAAATTATCGTAACCGCCACTACCATTAGCTACTTGAACTTCAGTTCCCCAAGAAATAGTTGTACCAGAAATAGTTGCAACTCTAGCTCTTATGTCACCACCATCGCTAGATAACGAGACAAATTGACCAGCTCCATTTGAAGCATTTTTTATACCACCAGAATTACCAGATCTCTGGTAACTTCCTGATCCAGTAGTGTCAGCAGGAGTAGCTACCTGTACAGCTTGTCCAGATGAATTAACAAATACAGGTTTATTTGCAGCAATAGCTCCACTAGCTGTTAAGTCAACACTGCCACCAGAAGAAGGAAGGTTGGTTAGGTTTGAACCATCACCATAAAATCTAGCAGCATAAACATTAGATACCCTAGTGCTACTTTCTCCAATGTTAAAGGTGTCATCAGTAGATGGAAGGAAATGACCACTACCTTCAATCTTCCATCTGTCTCCAGAATTATACCTAAATCTTATTCCACTACTGCCTCCACAAATATACAGGGCATTATCATGTGCTGTGATTTTAGGAGTTGTAATATTCCCAGACCAAGTTCCATTATTAAATCGAATATCACTATTTCCACCAATCGTTATCGCACCAGCACCACCAGTAAATTCGATGTCTCCACTAGCAGTATCAGAAGAGTCACCTCTTAAAAAACTTCCGCTGCCAATACCATCAAGAGTTGTTGCGTTGACGTTGGTTAAACTTGCACCTGATCCGCTAAATCCACTACAAGATAAAACACCAGAAGTTGCGTTAAATTGAAAATTGGTTTGAGCGTGTGGAGTTAAATTACCTGTTGCTGCCTGAACAAATAAAGGAAAAGCAGTTGTATCAGAAGACGCTGAAACAATAACCCTTGTAGCTTTTTCAGCCGTTCCGCTTGTGTCTTGGTTAAGAGTTGGAACCCTAGCTGCTGCAATCGTTCCAGATGCAATATTTGATGCGTTTAATGCAGTTAAGGTTGAACCATCTCCAATAAATGTCTTTCCACTAGCAACCTTGATATGCTCTGAAGATGTCCAAGCATCAGTAGAATCAACCCAGTTAAATGTCTTGTCGCTGGAGCCGAGCAAAGTAATTCCCCCTCCGTCGGCTGTAGCATCAGTAGGAGTTGAAACATTCCCAAGAGTAATATTTTTATCAGTTACGTTTAAATTGGTAGTGTCAATTGTTGTGGTCGTTCCATTAACAGTGAGGTCTCCACTTAGTGTTAATGACGCTGCATGAATAGCACTAGAAGCTAACGCACCACCGCTTCCTACATTGCCTTGATGAAGGATTTCAGTCCAACTTGATCCATTACTTGAGGACCATCTAGGTGTCGCACCTACTGAAAAAAGATGGTTGTGTTCAGCGTTTTGAATTATAAATTCTCCAGCCGTCTGTTGCCAAATTAAATAAGCTTTTAAAGTTGTATCTTCGTAGTAAGTAATACGAGGCTCGGTACTACCTTTTAGCTCTATTTTCGTTCCACCAGCACCACTACCAGTAATTGTTAGAGGAACAGGAGTTTGACCAGTTCCGTGATTTATTGATAATCCTCCTGCCAGTGTTAAATCAGTTCCGTCAAAAGTAAGATTTGATTCACCATTGAAAGTTGAAGATCCTGAAGCAGTAACAAGTCTGTTGTCTGCAAAATTACTTATATAATCAGTTGTTAAAACTGAGTAGAAAGTCGAGCCATCTTGACTAAAACTAAGATCGTCTTTAATCCTTAACTGAGAGCCATCTTCAGTGTTATTAAGTTTTAAATAGCCATCAGTAGACCAAGCAATTTCAGCCTTGTTTGCACTTGCTTCTCTAAATTGAATGTAAGGGTTGTTTGACCCTTGAAGAGATATTTTTGCATCATTAGTGTTATTAATTTTTAATGGAAACGCACCACCCATCGTCATTTCTAACTGACCAGATGATGAGCTAGCGTTATCAGTTCTTACAAAATTTGTCTCCTTCCAAGAACAAGTTCCATCACCATCTGTTCCAAGATATTTAGTTGAGCTGCTTTCACCTGTAGAAAGTATTGATGTTCCTTCTGAAGTAACAGAAACAGTTTGCCAAGTATTGTCTCCTCTTAAAAACTTGGTGGTTACAGAACTTCCTGATCCAAGTCTTGCAGCAGCTACAGTTCCAGAAGCTAAATTTGTAGCGTTTAAATTAGTTAGTGAAGCTCCAGAACCAGTAAACTTAGTAGCTGTTAAATCACCTGTCGAAGAATTATAAGTAAAACCTGTATCTGTACTAGGAGTTAAATAACCTGTTGCAGTAGCTCCATTACCAGCAAATAAAGGATAAACCGTTGCTGCTACATTGTTTTCAGCAGTTACATTTACAGTTGAAGCTTGAGAAGCTGTTCCAGTAATTGTTCCACTGACAGTTAAAGAAGTAAGAGTTCCAACTGAAGTAAGAGAACTTGCAACAACATTGGAAGCAAGAGTTGTTCCTGTTAAGTCAGCAGCAGCGGTATTTGTTGTGTCAGTTGCCCATTCAAGAGTTGTAGGAGTGCTGGCATTAGCCTTAAGAACTTGATTAGCAGTTGGGGCTGAAGCAGGAAGTGTAAGAGTAACGTCAGAGGTAACAGCATCAGGAGCCTTAAGAGCTATATAGTTGGCTCCATTTGAATCTGCCTCACTAAATCTAATCTCTTTTGCATTATCAAGAATCAAATTGCCCGTCATTGTGTCACCAGTTTTCTCAACGGCAGCATTAGCAGTTGTATTTGCTGTATTAGCTAAGTCGTAAGCTGATTTAATTGCGTTTGGAGTTCCAGCGGTGGTAGTGCTGGTGCTTGAAGTTGAGTCAGTTAGTTGAAGAACACCAACTGCACTTGTCGTCCCTGTAGAAACCTTACTCCCCGTTATTGAAGCCGAGCCACTAACCATTGAGTCAACAATTACGCCACTTGCGATTGCTGTCAGGCCTGCATTGTCTATGCTTATGTCTCCTGTAACTGCTACCCCAGTCGCAACATTTGATCCGTTACCTACAAGAATTTGAGCAGAAGTTAAAGCAGCTAACTTGCTATATGCAATCGCAGCATCACTCTTTATGTCCGTATTCTGGATCGTGTCATTGGCAAGCATCGTTCCAGTGACAGTTCCAGTATCTCCAGTGGTGATTACTGTTCCAGTTATATCTGGCAGAGTTATTACTTTGTCTGAGGTCGTTGGATCTGCAACTGTTAATTTTGTTTCAAATGCGTCTGCTGTTGCACCTTCAAATACAAGACTTCCAGCATTACCTATTAATAATTCTCCACTAACAGTGCCGCCAGCTTTTGCGAGTTTTTCATCTTCAATCTCGTTTATAACTGCTTGTACGTTTGTAGCTGAAAGTTGTCCATAAGGGGTATAGGAAATTGCTGAAGCTTGCTGAGAAGCAACAGTTGTAGAAAGGTCTATCTCTACCCATGAACTAGAAGTTGCACTAGCAGTCACTCCGAGAAGGTAGTCAGGAGGAGCTAATTGTCCAGTTATTCCAGCTACACCGCTTGGAGTTCCTTGAACCGAAATTACGACATATCCGCCGTCCACTGATTCGGATGCAACAGGCAAGTTTTGACCAACAGTTAAACCAGCAGCAGATCCAGCAGCAGTTACATAATCAACTTGGCTTAAATTAGCGTTATAAGTTCCTAATCTCACCAATGCGCCCTTAGTTAAGGTCGTGATTGGATTCCAAGCGTTCCCGTCCCAGAGATATGCATCTTCAGCAATTGGGTCAAAGAGAAGTTGACCTGTAAAGGCTGCTGTTGGATAACCATTTTGAGCTATAGATTGTATTATTGTGGTCGATGAATTACTAAGCTTAGATGAATCAATAGAGTCAGCCGCTATCCTTGCAGCATCTAAAGTCCCTGTTGTTATTTTACTGGCAGGAAGTGATGGAATTAACCCTGCGGTTAGTGCTGCTCCTGCTGTAGCTATACCTTTATTATTAACAGTAATTGATTGATATGTTCCTGCACTAATTCCACTTGTTGAAGTTGTTAAGTTACCACTACCATCAACAGTTAGTCCTCCTCCAGATGTAATTTGAACTGCACCTTTAGCTGACGTTGTAGCCACAGGGAGATTTGCTGCAGTTAATCCAGTAGCAGCAGTTATCATTCCTTGGTTATTGAAAGTTATTCCGCTAACTGTTGCCCCAGTAACACTATTAGTAAGAGATAATGCACCAGCTCCATTAACACTTAAACCTGTACCGACAGAAACACCACCTACAGCACTAGAAGTTGCCAAAGGAAGGTCTGCTGCTGCTAATGCGACTGTGGCTGTTATTAAGCCTTGTGCGTTGTATGTAATTCCTGATCGAGTTGCTGCACTAACTGCGTTGTTAATTCCAAGATTTCCACTAGCTACATTTAATGAACGATCCAAATTAGAAGTATTTAACTTTGCGGCAGTAATTGTTCCATCGCTTATTTTTGTTCCGCTAATCCCAGTGGCTACCTTGTCATTTGTTATGGCTGCATTAGCAACAGCCGTAGTATCTACAGCATTTGGTGCTAGTTTTGCACTTGTAACTGCGTCATCAGCAAGCTTAACTGTACCTACTGCACCATCTGTAATTGTTCCAGCAGATATAGTTCCAGAAAGTTTGGCAGTAGTTACAGCTCCATCAGCAATTTTCGCTGTTGTTATGGCTCCATCTATCACAGCAGCGGTATCTACAGAATTGTTTGCAAGCTCACTTGCTCCAACGGAATTTGCCGCTAGGTTTCCAGCTTCAATAGTATTTGCAGCTATTTTCGCTGTTGTTATCGCTGCATCAGCCACAGCCGCAGTATCTACGGCATCATCAGCTAGCTCTGAAGCAGTTACAGCGTTTGCTGCTATTTGTGCCGCAGTTATAGAATTTCCAGTTATCTTTGCTCCTGCTATATCACCGTCAGATATATTTAATTTTGCATAAGTAACTGTTGTATTTGCTAATTTATCCCCTGTAATACTTCCAGTTAGTTGAGCATTACTAATCGTTCCAGACAAGGATGCTGCTGGATAGTTAGTAGAGTCAGTTAAGTTGAAGCTAGGGGTGGCATCTGTCTCCCCCAGTGAAATACTGACCCCGCCAAGACTGATAGATGCGTTTGCTAATTTCGCATTAGTTACAGCAGAATCAGCGATTGCATTGGTATCTACAGCATCATCAGCAAGCTCAGAAGCACCTACAGCATCAGCTCCTATCTGTGCATTTGTTATAGAATTTCCTGTAATCTTCGCACCGGGAATATCACCATCACTAAGATTTAGTTTGGCATAAGTTACATTATTATCTGCTATTTTTACGGTTGTTACAGAATTACTTGCAAGCTTATCTGCCGTTACATTTAAGTCAGTTATTTTTGCAGTTGTTACAGAATTAGTAACTAAAGCTCCTGAATCTACGGCGTTATTTGCTAGCTCACTTGCTCCAATAGCATTTGCAGCTACAGCATCCGCAGTAACAGAATCAGTCGCTAACTTAGCCGAGGTAATAGCATCATCTTGAATAGTTGCAGTTGCTACTGAGTTAGTAGCAAAAGGCATCGCAACCTTTGCAGCAGGGATATCTCCAGCATCTATCAGGGCTACGCCAGCAGCAATTAAATCCTTTACAGTTACTTTCTTCGTTTCAGTTGCGCTCAAATCTGCAACAGCAAGCAAGTCTGTTGCTTGAATTGAAGACTCTGCTAAAGGAGGCAATCCAGTTATCTTGAGATCAGCCATTGACTACTAACTAAAAACCTTAGATATATATTATCCCTAAGGAAGGTGATTTGCTTAATCAGTTTTATTGTTGTTCTAAAAGGAGTGGACTTCCATTTTCCTGAAGAATTTTATCGTCATCTTCTTGGAGAAGATAACCAGGGGTATCTCCTGTCTTTAAAGCAATAACACCATTGGTCACAAAATCAATTCTTGTCTCTATCATTTCAGCAGCAGCAACAGATACAGCGACATTAGTCACGCAACATTCAGCTTCGTAGTAGACATTATTTCTTGCGTTAGTTCCATCTTTGTGAATGTAAAAAATTCCACTAAAATCTGCACCTTGCTGAGTTCTTATAATTAACTGAGCCAAATAAAAAGGAAATTCTGCATCTGCACCGTACTGATTACATCGATTTCCTGTTCCATAATTATGTTCCCAAATACAGTTCATAGAACCTTGACCACTAATTAAACCCGCTTCGTATTGACTCTTAAACTCATCTCCAACAGAAGTTAAATCAACCTGTTCTCTGCTAGTCGTCATTTCAAAATCTTTTACATTTGCTACATGACGAAACAATTCATTTCTTGTTTGAAGTAGTACATCTTTTGCACTACTTGGAGCTACAAGCGTTTTTGCATTAGCAGTTAAACCTTCAATTGCTAAAGGAAAAGAATCAAATAAACGAATACCTCCTACTGGATCAATATTTACAAACCACTTTCCATCTGGATAATTATGCCCATCAACGAGTTCTAATGTTGAACCGTTAGCAGTTGATATTTCTACTTCATCTCCAGTTATTAACGAACCAGAACTATGGTCAACATTAAACCTCTTCGTAGATGTGTTTACATCTGAAGGATCTAAAACAGTTTGCAGTGGAGATTGAAGAGTGTCTCTTTTGAGAACAATTTCACCACTCTGACCAAAGTAAACACCCATTAAGAACCAACAGCAGAAGATCCTGTTGCAAGACTATCTTCAATAGGCGCACCATTAGCTTCCCAAGTTATATCAACAGATGACACTTCACCCATAGAAGCACCCATCGTTATTCCAGTTACATAAGTAACAAAAGTAATAAATCTAGGTGTTGCACCATCTAACCATGCAAGCTTCAATTTTATTTCATTACTTGTTGTCTGCTCGCCGTCACCGCCAGCAGTTCCAGAACTTCTTTTGATTGAATTTTGTAAAATATCTTTTACGTTTGAACCACCTGAAGTTGTGTAATAAAAAAGTCTTGCACTTCCTGAGTAACTACGAATACCATCAGTAATAGTTCTGTCAGTGTCTCCCATTGCAGTTGTTTCTAAAACTGCTTGAGTAGAAGAAAAGCTCCAATTTTGAACTTTTGCTGCTTTTGTTGTTGATGTGCCTATGTATAAGGCTCCATCTCTTCCGCTATAAAATCCAGCCACGATACAAATTTTAAAGTTGGTTTAATTCTATATTAATATCATTCCTTAGGCAGAAGGTGAATCGAGACAAGCGACAAAACTACAGCTAACATTACTTCTGCCATTAAAAGTACTTGTAACAGTTGGAGGTGCAGCATACCTCCATTTTCCACCGTATAGTTCATTCTGCTCAGTTAATTGTCTAGTCAATGTTTTATCAGTTGCATCAGTATCTTCAAGTCCTGCTATAACACCTCCTGATTTAAAAGTAACGTGATCCCAATCAGAATTAACGTCATAATAATTGCCTAAAATAAGAGCAGCATGATCGTCTGTGATATTTGAAAAACCAAGCGTTAAAGTTGCACCTATAGGCTTATTACCAAAGCGAATATGTGTCTTGGTTCCATCTAATGATTGAAAATCGGTACTTGGGTAAGATCCAGCTTTGTAACTCCTAGAACTTGGCTTTAGTTGAGGAGGGAAGGGAATAGCATTAGTCATAGTCTTCAGTAACCTCAAAACCTAGAATATCTTGATTTAAGCCCCAGTGCTGCATAACAGATAATTGTCCATTGGTTTCAGTTGGAGCAAAACTACCAGAGATTTCTAACAAGCCATCATCACCATAAGCAATAGTTTCACACTTATAGACCTTATTTTCTGTTGTTGTGTTCTTTACAGTAAACAAAGAACCATTAGGGACGGTAGAAAGTGGTCCAGATTTAACACCTTCTGTTCCAGGCTCCCAATAAAAAACAGATTCAGATCCAGCCACGTCGTCTTTACTAACAATTGTTCCATCTTCTAATTTTGCTCCGTTTCTAAAACGACTAGTATGAGTTGCTTCTGAAACTAATCTAAAATAATCTCCAGGGGCTAATCCCTGAACATACTGAGGAGCTGTCTTAAAAGTCAAACCATGATCTATTAAACGTCTTGCTCTAATTGCAAAGAAAGCAAAATACATTGCTTGTGTTTTAGAAGTACAAAAACCAGACAAATCAAAGGTTTCGATAGGATCAGTTTCAGAACCTTCAGGATCTTTTTCTCGAATAATTAAAGACTTGGTTTCTGGAAAACCGTTTATTTTTTCTTCTCTATACAACACAACAGCTTTAAAAGTCTGTCTTTCTTCTGGCATTAAGAAAGAAACCTGTAAGTCATTAATATTACCATCAGTAAAAAGACATCTTATTTCAGGTAAAACAGTTTTATCAATTTCATTATTTGAATTAACAGGAACAGAAGGTTTAAGACTAAATCTACCTCCAATAATTGTAAAATCTAATAAACAATAACCAGCGTGTTCAAATATAAAATCTCTTAAATTTAATTTAGAAGAAATTACACCGTCCCAGAAAAAATTATTTTTTTGACAAAAATCAGCAGAATTTTTCATTGCTCTAAAATCAATAGAGTCAACACCTACAAGTTTTCCAGCCCCTATTTCTGTGCTTGCCAATAATGAATAAGCTATCTCAGGAAATAAATTAGATGACTGATGTGCTGCCCATGTTATAACGTCATTATTATCGATAGACGAATTTAAAAGATCATATACTTTTATTCCTTTTTTAAAATAAGCAGAAAATTGAGTAAAGTTTGTCCACTCTTTTGAACTATTAATCCTTATTCCAGCAAAAGCTAAATCATTATATTTTGCAGGATATTCAACATCATTCTTATCTGTAACTGGTTTAAGTATTTCATTTACATAAACTATTTCGTGATCTGGATCGCTACGGTTACTGTTTTCATCTCCTTCATATACGTTCCAATCAGCTAAAGCATCAAAAGGATTGAAATTTTGTGATGTGCTAGTTGTTATCTGTTGAACTGCTACCAGCAATTGAACTTGAAGGTATCTTTGTGTTCCACCTACATCAGTCCAAGGGATTCTTACTACATCACCGTTTGTATACCCAGACCCTAAATTATCAGGATCTAAAGACCATTCTGCGGAGTAGTAGTACTGACCTGTTTCATACTCTTGCTTTTCAACTTTTAGCTTAACTTTTAAGTCTTGACCTGTTCCGTCTAAAACATCTACAAAGCCATCAAAGTGTACATACTTATTAATTGTTTCTTCCTTACAGATATAACGGTGTTCCTCAACATGGAAATGATGATTATTATCATTTGGATGAAAATGATCCGAAGGACTAGCAACATAATATTTTTTCTGAGAGTCTTCGAACCAAACTTGATCCCAAGCACCATTGTTATTAGCAAAACTAGAATTTGTTAGTTCTACTCCCCCAGGAAGATATAAAGACCATTGATGACCGTGAACAGCCGCCCAACCAGGAGCAGTAACTTCATTCCATAAGACAATTGCATACGATCCATCTGTATGAGTCGTATACTCTTCGTATTGGCAAGACGTTATAGCTCCATTAAATGAGGGATTCTCTACCCAATATGTATGTCCATTATGTCTTGCACTTGTAACTATCCCAATACTAGTAGTTGATGTTGTTCCTAATTTCCACTCAGGATTGCAAGCTTCTGTTTCGCTAATTTCATAACCTTCATTTCCAGAAAATGCAATATCAAAATTTCCAAAAGATGTATTAACAGAAAAATGTGAGGCTTGTGTAGTTGCTGCTCCGTCAGTGTATAACAAATTAAATCTTCTATTGTATAATTTATTCCTAGTTATATAATTGCCTGGATAAGGTTTAAATCTATACTCATATTGTTCTAAAACAGGATGTGAGATAGTAATAGCATTATATTGGCTCTCTGGTGTATTCCCTTTCACAGCAAATAATCCAGTATGAGTAGCTATATCATTTTTTAAATCTGTCCAATCTGAGCCACCTAAAGGTCTTACTTGAAGCATAAATAATGAAATTCTATTTGCATAAGTATTAACTTGACCTAATTGAATTTGTGTCCCAGATTCGGCAACTTTTCCTAAAGATGCTTCATCAGGCTGACTATTTACATTTGCAAATTGGATTCTTTTATAGACCCTAGATTTAATTCCTATTTCAGTAACATTACTAGTAACAGTAGCTAAAGCAACTCTTTGGAGTGTATAAATATCATGCCCATAGTACAAATCATTTTTACCTCTAGGAAAATTTTCTTCAGTTTCACTAATTTCTTGTTGCCAAAACACCTCTGCAAAATCACTTAAACTGTATCTTCCTTTTTTGTTTTTCCAATTATGCAATCCTGGTAAAGCTCTAGGATTAACCCATACAGGGTTGCTACAATGACGGCCTAAATTTGCACCATCAACAGGAATATCAATTTCACCTGGTTCTATAACTTTAAACAAATAATATTTTGTATTGTCTATAGTCCAAGGAGCAGGATGATTAGGATGTGCGGTACAAAGCACAACAGCAGTTCCCATTAAATATTGTTCACCTACTGTCAACAAACTATCTGCACTTTCTCTAATTGATGTAGTTAAATTGTCTACATCTTCAACACCATGAGGTCTATAGTTCCAAGGGTCTTTAGTGTCAGATTCTTGATACCCTTCAGTATTCGGATCATTATCATAAACTCTTTGTAAAGCATTAGCTTCACCACTATCCATTCCTACTATCTGGTATGTAATGATGTCATCTTTATTGACAGAATAAAGTCCTTTTGTTTGTATACTATTTACTTTTAAAATTCCAGCTCTTGTAGGCCACTTAGCAAATTCAACTTTTTTTCTTTTTCTCATTAAGTCATTAATTGCTGCCGGATCAGCACCAAAAGGATCACGAACCAGTTCATAAGGAAGTCTGCAAATTTGACAATTAGGCATAACGCCATAAGCACCAAAAAGAGTCTGTGTTGTAGGGTTTCTTGCTCCACTAAAAGACTTACTTGTTAGTCTTGGAACGTGTGTGCCAGCCTTGTTTGGAACACCAACTTCAAATGGATCATCACTATTACTAATAGCAGTAAAAGTTAACTTAGATTGATCGTATTTATCAATATTATTTTCAACAATTCTGTTGTCTCCAGAATTACTTCCGTCTTTAAAATAAAGACCAACTTTATGAGCGTTATAAGTATTTAAGAGCGTATCTCCTACAGCAAAACCTTCATACTCAGGCTTTGCTCCTATGGTTCCATAAGAAAACAAAGCAAGTGCTTTTAATTGTTGATATTTTCCAAGACTGACAAATTGCGACCATAGTAATTGGCTATTAACTCGTACACCACCGTAAACTAAGTCTCCTTGTGTTGTTTGATTAGTAAAGATAAGAGGGATAGCATCACCAAGTTGAGCTAATTCTTGCAGTGAATTAAAAGTAGACTGGGGTGCAAATTTAGCATTTCCAATTGCATCAGCAGTTCGTCTTGATCCACCTTGCTTTTGCTCTTTTGGTTTAGGTGTTAATAAGTAAGAAACAGTTGCAGTAACAACAGCAATTCCTAAATTAACTAGAAAAGCTTTTCCTAAAGATGTTGCTAAAAAAGTAGTTATAGGATCACAACGAATATCAGGAATTAACTCATACCCTGCTGGTCTTTGTCCGTTATATGCAGCCGTTTTATCTACAAAATACCAGTATTCATCTTCAGTTAAATTTAAAAGCTTACATAATTCTATTTCCGTTGGTAATAGCAGCCTTCTACCATGAGGGCGTTTAGAGGCGACCAAATCACCACCTGGCCTTCTAATGTTTTTTGGTAATGAAGCCATCCTTCCTCATAAAATGCTGCCATACCCAAACAATTCTCATTGCTTAGGCATAATGCAATTGCTCCTAGTTTAGGGGATGAATCAACACCCCACCGTTTTAATTCAGTTTCAAATACTGAATAATCTCCTCTTCTAAGTCGTTTATACCATTCTCGTTTTGGTTGAGGTGTATGTATTCCATAGCTTTTTAAAACAGTAATACAAATAGATAAACAATCACCAGCACCATGTTTTTCTGGATCAGCTCCTAAACGATAAGGCAGACCAATTAATTGATGTGGTTTCACCTGTTTTGCAAAGAACCTGTAACAGGCAAAGACCCCACCATACTTCTAGTTATTGTTTTATCTGGAGCATTAGCACCAACAGCATCAATAGCACTTGTTAAAACAATCTCTATTGTTTCAGGGTCATAACTCATAGTAGAAGCAAGCCAAGTTTCAGAAGTTAATATTCTCTTATTATTATTACTATCTAATTGTATTTCAAAAGCTTCTGTCATAAGACAAGTTTCAACTTTTACGTGATACTTATTACTTACAATTTCTTGAGCGTAGTTAAGTCCTAACTTATGATCACTATTTGCAAGAATTAAAGAAGATGTCATATTGTCTCCTGACCTATTACGTGTAGCACCCTGATAAATAAAAGAAAGATACTGAAAGCCGTTAATTGCAGGAGAAATCCTTCCGTTTTGGAACATATTAGGAATGTTATTAACACTTCCATTTGGATTGCTAATAGTTAGAAAATTAGTTAATGCTACAAAACTCATAGTCCTATGTTTTGCCTCTTGCTACGTGAATTTTGAAGGCTAGATAATGTTCTAGCTTCTCCAGCTTTTGCGCCTCGTGACGCTGCTGAATTGATAATTTGACCAATTGCAGATTTAGGCACATAGTCCTCACTGTTAAATGAAAGGATAGGCCCACTGTAATTGACAGTTGTTGAGGCTGTTCTTGCTCCTCCACCTGAAGCAGTCGAACCAGTACCAGGAATAACAGATTCACCCCTAGCCCCTGATGAATACCGTTGCATTGACTGAGCCATCTTAGAGGCGGGAATTACATATTCCGGCTCACCTTTTTCAGCTAAAGAACTAACCATAGGACTAGAGGCATATCTACCTTCTGCACTTTGACCAAATAGTTTTCCTAAAAATCCACCGCCTCCACCTATTGAACTAAAGATTCCATCAATGGCTAAATTCAAGAATTTATCTGAGATCTTATTTAAAACATTTGATAAGACTTCACCAAAACTTTTAGCTCCAGTAATTGCTGATTTGATGCCATCAACAACACCAGATTTAATATCATCTCCAATTGATTTCCACATTGCAGCAATCTTTTCTTGAAGAGTTAGTTGTTCTTTTAAACTTTCATTCTTATCAAGAATAGCTTTAATTTCTTCATCAGAGTAACCAGCCGCTTTCATTTTTGTTTCTGCAATTTCTCTTTCTAATTTTTTAACAGATCCTTCTTCCTC